CCCGCATACGAGAAAGTCCCGAGATGACCGCCCATGAGGTATTCTCTTTGCCCGGATGTTTCAGTATCGCCGAAATATAGATAATCTCCACACCCTACCGAACTACCAGTGCCTTTGACTGTAGGATACCAACAACCATTTTTAATAGTTATATCTCCTATATAAGTATCTTTAGAGCCGTCTAAAGGTGGAATATTACCGATTAAATCAGATGATTCTTTTATTGTATCTATGCTCATAGAACGAGCCTTGCCTTTTTTGAATCGATAAACATTCTTTGACATATCCGACTGAATATCCATAACAATGTCTGATGCTAGTAAATTAGCGCCTACTGCATATTCAACTCCTTGTATTCTATAAGGGTGTTTAGAATCTGTGTTAGAAACAGGTGAGCCGTCATGATGACCGATTACTTTATCTGTTTCGCCACTCCACCAATGCATAGAAGAAATAGTAACTTGTGCTTGTATCGTTCCGACTGTTACTGGCGTAGTATTAAATGGCTCGCAATCTAAATAAACCTTAGCGTTATCCCCATCATCTTCAATTCTTAATACCTTTGCCATGTCTGCATACGCTCGCATAGTTGATTGCCCCCTATCATAGTTAGGTGTTCCACTGTTATCTGACGGATAACCGACATAAACAGATGAGCCAACCAAAATATTACTTTTCTGTGCTTGCGTTACTGGAAAATATGTATCATTTTCACTTCTTTGCACAGAAGCTTGATATTGAAAGTTATATCCAGTTGTGCCAGAAAATACTGTTTGTGAGTTTTTCGTTGCGTATTTTATCGCTAAAAAGATGATTTGGAACGTTTCTAAATCAACTCCTGCGCCGAAATATCCTTCACCTTTTTTAGGATAATTTGTCATCATATTTTGATAGGATTGAAAGTTTTCGGGCTTTAAATTTGGTTGTGAGCGTAAGTTTCCGTCTGTTGCGATACCACTAAAGTAGCAACTATAAATGTTCCAAGGAACTAACGTTCCGTCTGCTCTTACACAGTTTACCCAAGGCTCTAAACCTAAAGCTTCATTTGGACTGTCTGAAATGTAGTAGTCGATATAGTCGCTGTTTTCTACAACTTTGTACCAGAAAGACATCATCATACTTCCTACATCTACATCTCCGTCTGTTTTATAGTTTTTATCACCTTCAATCGCAACTGGATAAGGCGTTCCATCTGCTTCCCGTTTGTAATTGCAACGCACCCATTTAAACAATGGAATGCTTTCATAATCGTCACGTCCTTCTACGGTATCAGTAGAAGGCTCACAGACAAGACCTTCATTTGCTAACATTTTTGTTCCGTCTGACGTTGGATTTACATCAAATTTATAGAATCGTGTTTGATAGACTTTCCCATCACGTTGCATGTTGTAATAAAATTCAACGGCTTCTTATTTAGATTTTGATAACTTGCCTTCAATTTCTGTAACCTTTTCAGAAAGGCCATCAATTTGTGATTGAACATTTGCAATTGCGTCATCTAATTCTTGCTTTGTTGCACACGTTTCACTAGGGTCATCTGGTGTTGGTGTGATAATGTAATTGTGTTTTCTATAAACGCACTCATTCATGTGAAATAGCCTCCTTTGCTTCTCCTAAAACATTAAAATATATATCTATAACTTTTTTGGAATCTCCTGCTACATTTGTGTACATAGTTCCTTCTTTTGCCACGCCGTTTACATTTACAAGAACCTTTACATTCTTTAATTTTGATGTTTCAAAACTTATTATGTCGGTTTTCTCTCCTTCTTTTCCGTCTGAATTAATAGAGCTTAAACTTGCAGAATACCATGTTTCAGGTTCTAATCCTGTAATTGTATAATCCAATCTTGTTATTGGCGATATTTTCTTAATTTGAGTTGTCGTACTTTCATCATACAGATATAATGCATATCCAGCAGCATCTGCTACTGCATCCCATGATAAAGTTGCACTAGTCGGTGTAGTTTCTACTACCGATAAATTTCCAGGTGGGTATAAGATTTCTTCAGTAATCGAGAATGCATAATACCCACTATATTCTCCGTAATTTCCGTCATATCCAACAACTTGAACAAAAAAATTTCCAGATTCCAAATTACTAAAAACGTAAGTTCTTCCTTCAATTGTTTGTGATTCTAAAAGTGATTTATCACTATCGTATAGACTAAAGTTGTATTGGCTTGCTCCTACATCAGAACATGAAACTGTAACTTGATTTACTCCAATCGTTGTACTCACAGTTGGAGCACCAAATTTATCTGTTATTACACTTAATTGTGCTTCCTCGCCCTCAATATCTCCATTCATTCCTTTTACAATGACTGTATATTGAGTATAGGATTTTAAGTTTGTTACTGTTAATTCAGTTTCAACTCGTTCGTATGATTCATCAAATAAACTGGAATCGTTTGTGTTTTTCACTTCATTTGAATAATAGGTTGCGTTGGTTGCTTCATTCCAAGTACATATGAAACTGGTTGCTGTCTTTTCTGTATATATCAGGTTAACAACTTGTCCTACATTAATTTTCGTTGAAAATGAGTAAGAATCAGATGCATCACTTCGATTTCCATATACATCTTCTGATTGGACTGTTACAGTGTAATTTTGGTTCGGAGAAAGATGATTAAATGTATATCTCGTGTCCGTTGTTATATATGCCGTAACTGCTCCATCTTGGCGTTTCAACGTAATATGATATTTAGTTGCGTTTTCTACGCTTGTAAATTCTACTGTTGCTGAAGTGGAGGAAATAACATCTACATTAGTAATTGTTGGTGCTTGCACCTTAGCGTTAATACTGGGAAATAACGTTTTTATGTTTTTAGTTGTCCAGTCAAATTCAGGTGTATCGTATTGATTTATGCCAGCCATAAATTGCGTTGACATCAAAATATCAGGAACACTTCCATCATCGTTATATTTAACTTCAACATTAGCGTATCGATCACCTGAATGTGTCCAACACCCACCAGCAGGAACGTTTACTGCATCATTAACATCAACCACTTGTCCTCCCATGACTTGCCAACCATATCCGTTGTTTACTCCTTCGTAATTATGAAATGTATGAAAACTATCTAATGAACAACACTGTTGGTTCGCCAATGTGATTTCAAGTTTTCTGTTTTCTAAATCTTGTTTATATGCTACATAATTTGATACACGATAACGTCCGTTTGTCCATCCCTCAATCCAACCTAATTCTTGATTTTGTCCAAATGCCATATACTATTCCTCATACTGGATATAGATATCTCCGTCTTTCCAAAATTCCGGGGGATTTTCTGATGTTCCAGAATATATATCAACTGTTTCTGGTATATCGACTTTTACATATCCTTTTCCGTCTGCGTCTAATTGCAATCCATGAAAGCTTCCAGTATCTTGATAGCCTATTTTAAGCCCACCAACTTGCTTGTCTGTTGCTAAGGGGATAGGAATATCTTCTACATCGTCTTTCGGGACTGTAACGTAAGCACGATTGTTTTCGTCTAGTTTTAACGCATAATTTCTTCCGTTTTCACTATATCCAATTTTGATTCCACCTAAATGGTTTGAATCTGCTTCAGGCAATGTGTAATTATTAGCGTTCTCTTCAATTCCTTCTAATTTTTCTCTTTCTTCTTGCGTAAAACATATATCGCAATTTACTCGAACCAATGAATCTCCGTTAAACACAAATAATTTTCCATCATCCGTTAAATAAGCGTGGTCTTTATCAGGGTTTGTGATAGACTGTTCGTCCGTTACTGTAATAAGCCAAAATTCACACGCTTCACCCATCATAGGTATGTGTACTTTATAGCTTTTTTTACATACTCGTGGATTTAGACTCATTGTTCGTCTCCTTTCATTTCGGCTTTAAGGATATCGCCAAAACAAGCACTGCATTCCGTGATTGTTACACCTAGGAATTGCGATAATGCCTTGATGAACATTTTGTTAATCTGCAAATACAAAGAAAATAATTCTTCGTCTTTATTGCTCGCTTGATATGCTTCAAAGGTTGTGTACATAGCGTATGACAAGTGCTTTATCACACACCAATATTCCTTATTGCCTTTTTCTCCATAAAGCCTGTACAAATAAAGCATGAGTTCTCTACGTGTCTGAGCTTGTGCTTCTAAATCTTCTTTAAGCTCATTGATGATTTCCATTTGATCAGAAATTTGTTCATCCTCAATCATGCCATTTTCTATTTCAGATACACGCTTTTCCAGTAGTGTTTTCGTATGCAATTCGGTATTTCCTACTTGTGTGAAAGCACGTATCAAATCTTCGGCTATACTGTCGCTAGAGTGTTTATTCTGCACTTTTAAGCCTCCTTTTATACATGGCTATATCTTTTCGCATTTGGTCTTGTTTATGTTTTCTTTCCTTGTCAAATTCCTTGCTACGATACTTCAAAAAAGCGATTGCAGTTTGATAATCGTTAGGATGATTTTTCAAGTGAAGTTCCATTTTTTCAAGTCTGTTCATATGCGTTTTTCCTACAATAAAATTATATAATGGATTTTAAAATAGTGAGATTTCGCAAACTATCGATTGCAATGTGAATACTTCATATAGTTGATAATCTTCACATCAAAATCTCCATTGCCTACCACTTGCACTTCTTTATAACCAGGTTCTAAAATTTGGTTTCTTTCGTCTTCGTTCATATATCCAGTCGCAAGAAGTACATCATAATGTGCAGTTCCTTTGTTTGGATAAACACCATTTCCAGTAATCCAAGCTCCATTAAACTGAGATTGGAAATAAGGTGTTAAATCGATTCCATCAATCAGAATCTGAAAAGACGTTGCACTTGCATTTTCGATAACGATTTGAAACTCGTATCGGTTGTAATAAATCAAGTCTTGGGAAACACTGATACCAAGCGTGGCTGGACTGTTTGCAGAACCATGACCAGTCAATTCATATCCGTACATATCGACACTTTGATTTCTACGTTGTACAGAACTGTATCGTTGCTTCTGTTTAAGCTCGTATACGTTCTCTGCAAGGATATTTATGGCTCTGCTATATTCATCCATCATGATTCTTGTTTCCCCTCTCTATCAACTCGTAAGAACTTCTCAAAGGTAAGTTCTCCAGTGGTTGTTCCATCGGCATTAATATTTCGTTCCATTTTTACGATGTAATACCAATCATCTTCTTCTATAAGCTTACGCATATAGTTTGAGCATTCTTCGATATGGAATTTCTTCATATCGTAAATAAAACGAATCTTATCACCTACATTGATATCGCTAGGTAATTCTTCGGTCTTTACAGTGATTTGATATTTTCTACGAGCATATATTAGTTTTTTGATCGTAGCATCGTACACTGCCTTGGCACATTTGATTCTGTCCTCATCGGTGATGTTCTTAACACCATTGCCTGATTCAGGATTGTATGTTCCTTTCCAAAACTCAGGCTTTACACGCAACCAACCTAAGATATTTGCAGTCGATATAGAAGTAACTGTGCAATATGGTTGAGGTTGATTCTGCCCAAAGAATTGAGCAGTACCATTTCCGTTATCAGAAACAAACATAGCTACGTGAGAATAAGGTGTATCTCCTGCTTTATTAAAAACTGCCCAATCTCCAAACTGAGGTGTACTTGGATAATCAAAATACGCATCATATCCTAGGGATTGTCTATTAAACCAAATATTCCATGCATACCCATCACCACCAATGGCTCTAGACGGATTTGGATAGCCAATGATTTCAAGGCATTTTTTGAATGTATCAACACATTGATAAGGTTGTTCAGGTGGAACTCCATCCATATCGATAGATTGTCCATTATACTCATCTATAAAAGCTTGAGGAGACCAATTTCCACTTCCTACTGGTTCTTCTCCATCTTCTACATCTTCTTCCAATGAGAAAGGGTTTAAATCGTCAAAAGCAAACGTTCCCTCAATAAACAATCCACTTTCCATTGCAACGGATTCTGTATCGATAACTGCATATTCCAATTGGTTGTTTGGTGCCAATTTTGGATAATCGATATAGTTATAATCACGTTCGTTATTAATATTGTTACGAATGATAACTACTGGAAAGTTAGGGTCTTGCAAGGATGTATCGTTATATACCTCTCTTAAAGATAACGAGGACATTCCACTGTCTGATTTATTCGCATACACTGTTGCCAAGTTGATAACGTTCGACCAATCCTCGTTGATTTCAGGTTCTTCTAAGATATGGATATTGGTTTTTCCACTTGGTCTTAAAGAAACAGTGTAATTTTTCTTCTCTCCAAAAACACCTACTTCAATTCGTTTATCCTTAGTTAAAGGAACTCGCCAAAATAAATCAGATGTCAATTCACACGTTCTTGTTAAGGCACTGAGTTTATCCTGCCTTGAATACACATAGTCAATAACTTCTTGAGATGCTTTTTCATCAAAGCTCATAATCCATTCATTTGAATATTTCATCTCGTCATCTTCATAGATTTGAGGTATCGTCTTATCTTTCGTGGCATAGTTTGTAGGCACTTGTCTGTATTCCCATTCCTTGATGACATGAGAACAAGAAATACTTAATACACCAGTATTTGTGTTCACGTTTACAGACTGTGTATTGGAATAGAAGATGGCATTTTCTGTATAAATACGAATTTCTTTTCTTCCTCTCAAATAAGGAAGTAATTCGGATACTCCATCAATGTCTATCGTAGGTGTAGACATCATTTCGTTAGACATAGATATATTTGATAAGGATAATTGAAAACGTTTCTTTACATTGCCAAATTCTAGGATTTCAAAATAAGGTATCATTAGTTACCTACCTTTCCTTGTCCAACCCAGTTGTTATTTTTTCTTATCCTCGATGTTCCTTGATTGACTTGTCCTGTTTCACTGCCACTCATGATTGATTTATCTTCCCATTGTCCTGATTTACGAATGTGGAAGAATCCACTTGGCCTATTTAAAGAATTCCATTGTTTTGCTTTACGAATTGCCCAAGGCTTAAATTCAGGAATAATCTGTTGAATGGAATATATATTTTCATGTGGTAAAGTTGCATCCTCACCTCGTAGCTCAATCTTTACGTGTGTTGTATCGGTTGGTAATTGGAAAAATCCTGACCATTGACTAGACTGTGCGATTACGTGCCAATTTGCTCCGTAGCATAGGTTTGCCCCTCCAGGATGAGAAAAAATCTTAGCGTTGAAAATCTGATTCCAAGAATCCTGATTATTGTTTGAAGTTGAAACAATCAGTATATAATCATATGTTCCACCAAAAGGAATATAGTGTAAGTTTGGAACATACTGTTGCGAATCATTTACTGCATATCCAACTAAATTCAGTTTAAAAGTAACTCCATAGTTTCCGTTATCAGTAAACTCAATCCCTTGTCCAAACCCTGCATTATGAGCATTTGTTAAAGGAATGCCAAACGGTCCAGTTGCACTAGGGTCTCCACCTAGCACAACATTTGAAAATGGACCTGTATTATCATATGCACCCCAAAATGTTTTCCATGCCATTAGATACCTCCAACAGTATCGTTTTCTGTTTGTCCTGTATTTGTACGGATATATGAGTTTCCATCGGCAGTACCACCAAAGTGATTCATCGTTCCATAAGCTACTCCAACTCCTGACTTCACATTTCCGTCTAAGATATTTCCTGATGCTTCCCAATATCCTGCGTTTCTCATGTTTGTAAGAAGTTTAATCAAAGCGTTCTGAATCTTACTGATGTTTCCGTTTGCATCGCCTAAAGCATCTTCCAAAGCGTGAATAGCATCCCATATCTTTTGAATTTCTTCCCAAATCAATTCGATTTGTTCCCACTGTCCACAATCTGAACAAGCCAACATATCCATTACGTGCATAACATTTTTTGCTAAATCTTCAATTGGTTGATTTGGTTTGCAAGGGTCATAGGCTTGTGCTTTTTCTGCCATTCCACCAACCAAACAATCAATAGCATTATGAATATCTGTGCAATTCTTTCTGCCTTTGTTCATCAATCCTTGATTGGCTTCTAGATTTGCACACATCGTGTCTGTTACACCTTTTATAACAAATTCAGGTGCATAGGCTTGTAAGTCCTCACAAGCCTTACATATATCTTTATCTACAACTGCCATAAGCTACCTCCTAGCACGTTGGAACGTTATCCACGTTATTATTTTTGAATTGAACGTATAAGTTTGTTTCATCATCCACTACCCAGTCATTGTAGATAGATAAGAACTGAATCCAATCTGTACTCTGACCTGTTCCCAATGTTCCTGATAAATTCAAGTCCACTGTACGATTAATAGCTTCTGAGATATTTCCTTGTACACTTTCTCGTTGATAGATGACCTCTCCACTAGAATTTGGAACACGAATTGTAATACTTGGTCTAGATGCAGGAACAACACTTGTTGCCGTATATGTGAACGTACTGACAGTTACACTACGTATATGCCATGAAATTTGTTTATTTTCGCCAACCGACATACAGAAATCGGCTTTTCCAGTAATAACTCCATCTCCTACTTTTTCAGTTTGTTCAAGGTTATTCCAATCAGAATATCTGAATACCCAATCTCCGTTACGAGCGACAGAAACAGATAACCCTCTTGTCTCTTGTCGAATCTCATATTTTGCATTGATAGCCAAATTCATAAGCAACATATTCTGCAAACTATTCCAAAGTCCACAGATAGCACAAATGATAGCTTCGTTCATGTTGTACTGATTGGGTAAAAACTGTTCCATGAACTCTTTCCATTTACAGGCATCATATGCAGGTAACTCTTCGATATTTCCTAATATCAAACAGTCGTTTGCAGTCTTTAGATCATCACAAGTGTTATTGCCACTTTCAGGATTGAATCCAGTGTTATCACCTAATGAATTGCAGACTGCATCGGTTACACCATTTTCATAGAATTCTGCACTTTCTTCTTGTAGTTTTATACAAGGTGAACAATATTCTTCTGCCATACACATTCCTTTCTAGTACGTTATTTCATCTACATAGATATAAACGCTCGCCATTTCACAACATGAATTCTTTACGATTGCGTTATTCATGCCGTGTTTTACAGTGAATAGGAAATCATCCAATATTTCTACATTGTTCAAATCGACTTCTTCAAATGGGCAACAATCGCCTTTTGAATACATGACTGAGCCACTTCTATCTATCGTGATTGTTCCGTCATAATCACCTATCAAACGGATGCGATTTCCGTTAACACTAATTTCAGGGTTTTGAAATTTACCCTCGATACGAATATCAATATTCGTTGTATCTAGGATAGTTCCTGAATAGAACTGTCCTGCTATCGTTGATTTACATACATCGGCTTTATAGATTTTCTTTCCGTATGAATCCTCGCCAAAGAATTCTTCTGAACGCTTGCAGTCGTATACAAGCAGGAATGATTCTCCACAACGCATGAATTCATCTAAGATATTTCGACCGACTACACATAAAGAATTTTCTTTTACCAAATCATCGCAATGGCACAGACAAGATGCACAATCTTCTTCCATTGGCTTTACGCAGTTCACACAACAATCGCCACAATTTGTATCGTCTCTAAAGTCATAGCACTCTAGGAAGTTACACGTACTGTATGGAATCAGATACGTTCTTCTAGGGTCTGCAATATGCCATACTCCCTCATAAAGCTTCAACTCTATGTCAAAGGATATATGCCCTTTGAACTTGTAGTAATCGTCTGAAAAGTCCGTTACATAGGCATATGCCCATAAAATCTTGTTATCTTCAATTGCCCATATGCGACCAGCTTTAATCAAGTTTAGCTTGATAAAATCTTTGAGGTATTTCCTCTCTTCTCTTCTATATTTTCGATAGTCAATGTTAATGGTCATGCTCAAGTCTCCCTCAGTTAAAAACTGTTGGGAGGACTTGAAATTCACATAGCTACCATGACCATAGGAATACTCTTCTGTTTCGGTCTTTGTGCTTTGTTTGTAACTCGCTTCACTAATCACATCCGTAGAATCAAAGACCAAATCATTGAATTGAACATATTGTCTTACAGGGTTAAAGTTTTCACAGTTTCCAAACATTTTAATATGCCAATCCTTTCATAAATCTATTTGCTTTTAATCGTTGCTTGCGTTCATTACCACCATTGATCGTGATGCTTCTATCTCCGTAGTTGTAGTTAGAAGTATTGTTCACAATGTGGTTGTAAGTCGCTTGCATCGAATTATTTCCTTGCGATGACATCAAGCCTTTAAAAGCACCTTTAAAGTCCATATCATTGATTTTTTTCAAGAAGGACACTCCAATGCCTTTTACTGCATTTCTTCGCACCACGAACTCTCCAGGTGTCAACATAGCAGGAATAGTATCTGTTCCTCTTCTTGCAAATCCACCTTTAGCAAAATATCCAGTTGGAACTTCGCCACCTCGTGAATCACGTTCTACATTGATGTTTGGTGTTTCCAAGTTCGATACTGCATTGTTGAATGCATTTGCAAAGGAATTTCCTAAATTCGCACCTGCACTTGAGAACCTCGAAGCGTACGCATTTAAACCTGAAATCGCAGTTGACATTGCACTTGGAAGATTCGCTACTGCAGTTCTAAATCCACTGACAACCTGATTTCCATACTGTGTACCAACTGGTGTGAAGTCTTTCTTGCCTAACTCGGCAATCATGGAATCGATATAAGCAACGCATTGTCCTGTTACATCGGCTTCTTCAAAACCTGTATACAAGGAATTTCCCCAAGTTGTACCAACAGTTAAGAACTGTTCATCCATGCCTTGCAATCTCGTTAATAACTCTTGGAATTTAGCTATCAAAGCATCGACTTGAGCAGTAACATTCTGTGCATTTTCTACACTGGATAGATTGGCAAGATTTGTAATGACTGTACCAATCTGTGAAATGATACTGTTTATGGTTTCAAAGTTGATTTGAGCTTGACTGATAGACTGCATCTTGCTCACGATTGTGCTAAACGTATCTACAACTTCTTCCAACTGAGCTAGTTTTTCGGTGTCGATTTCAACTGCTCCATATCCACTGACAGTTCCACCTAATGCAGTTAACATCGAATTAATGTTCATTCTCAATGTTTTGAAGTCTACATCCATATTTGAGAACGTATCCATCAAAGATTTACAAGTTGTAACCAAATCAATCATGCCATTCAGTGCATCGATAACATTCTGAATTGTATCTGCACTCATGAAGTTTTCCATATTGTAGCCAACACGTGTTTCACCACTTGGCATTAAATCTTCATTGATTTTACCTAACAAATCAGAAATGCTCTTGATAGCACTGCCAAAATCTTCTACATTGATTGGATTTTCAGTTGCTACCTTAATAAGCTCATTGACTTTAGGAAAAATCTGTAACAAGTTGTCTAAGACACCGATTATGTTTTCGGCATTCTCAGATGTTAAAGAAGTTCCTAATCGAACATCAGGAAATTGAACATCTTTCAACTGTTCTAAGACAGTAGATACTTTTGTAATCGTTGTTGTAAGTTTATCGACATCAATATCAGGAATTTCTTTTGATCCAAATGCACTGAGTTTATCTGTTAACTGTGATAAAGCATCTATATTTTCGGCAATGGAAGTTACATTGTCCGTATTCATGTTTTCAATATTGACTGTTGGTAAAGGCATGACTGACTGTAAAGCCTGCAAGATTTCCTTAACGGCTTTTAGGTTCTTTTCGATTGAATCTCCATCCAATGTTCCAACTTCTTGAATTCCCTCAAGTGCTTTTACAACATCGAGTAACTGATTCAAGTTAGAACTTGCTTGTGCAATGTTTCCTTCATCAATTTTCTGTGTTGCCAACTTTCCAATCGCTCCAAAGAATCCACCTGACCAACCAGTTAAATCATCGAGTGCATCGGTAACTGTTTTCATGTTCTTCGATACACCTTTGGAATCGATTTCTATATTTCCAAACTTTTCAAGAGCAGTACCTATATCCATGACACTGTCTGCCATTGCAGAAATAGATTGACTAACGGCATAAAGAATACCTGCCAATCCTAAGGTGAATATTCCACCAAGAACCATGATGATACCACCAAGTCCATTTCCCAAACTAGCCAAGCCACCTAATGCACCGACTACAATCCCTATACCACCTATAGCGATTGCCATATTTGCCATTTTGGATGCAAAGTTTCCTATATCATCAGGCACTTTCTTATTGACTTCTCCAATGGCTTCTGCAAGCACATATAAAGCTCCTCCTGCACCAATCAAAGAAACAATTCCAGTCAATTGTGTTTTGAAATCAACTGTCTTTGACATATTGCTCATGATTTTAGTAACACCAATCATTGCACCCATCGTTGCTCCTAGAATAGCGAGTTTAGGAATCAACTTGCTCAAATCATCAGGAATCTTATTATTCAATTGATTGATAGCTTCGACATACAACATCATGTTTCCTGCCATCAACGCAAGTTGAGCCTGATTTCCTAGTTTGGTATAGAATGCACCTTTATCAAAAGTAGTAGTTGCTTTACCTAGAGAATCTGTAACGGATTTGTTTTTATTACTGTTTTGGAAGATAGAGAACAGTGAAGAACCTTTCTTAGTAAAGTTTGCGAATTTACCTTTAGAACCAAACCATTCTGCTAGTTGAGCTACTTTGCTAATTGTTCCACCACCAAAGGAAAGAACACCACCTAAAACTCTTAACCCATAGGCTAATGTGATATATCCACCTGCTAATCTTCCTAAACCACGTGATATATCGCCACCACCAACAAAACTAGCGAATCCTTTGAATGCATCATAGACTTCTTTTACTAAGTCCACGACACCCTCAAGAACTGGTTTAAAGTCTTTCAATCCGTCTGTGAAATCACCAAAATCAAATTTTGACAATTCGTTTTGAACTGCATTGAATTTATCTATGATAAAGTCTAGGAATTCACCGATTGGCTCTCGATTTTCGTTGATAAAATTAGAAACTCCATACATGGAATCACGCATGAAATTACCAAATTTAGCGATATTCTCAGGAATACTTCCATACCCTAAAGATTCCACAGTATCGTTGATAGACTGAATGATTGAAGCCCATCCTTTTTCAATCTGTGTCTGTGCTACTGTCAAAGATGAACCAATGCTTTTTAGTGCGTTTTCCTTAGCTAATTCATTTAAGGCACGCATCGTAGCATTACCATTTTCGTTTAGCTCAATCAATGCATCCGTAAACTGTTCGATTGAGATTTCGCCCTCACCAAGTGCAGTTTTAAATGCTCCCATGTTTTCAGATGAATATCCTAGCATTTCGGCTACCTGAGCTAACGCAGGAGACATACCTGCATCTGTCAATGACAAGTAAGTACGAGCATCCAATTTACCAGTACCCATTGCCTGCGAGAACTGCGTAATCGCTCTGTTGGCTTGTTCTTGTGAACCTCCAAAGGCAATAACTGAGTTATTCAATGCATCAAAGATACGTACTGCTTTAGGCAAATCACTAGTGATTGAACTAATCATGGTTACAGACTGCATGGCATCGTTCAATGTTGTAGGAAGTCCTAAAATACGATTTTCCAAATCGTCCATTGAAGCATCGACTACACTTGTGTCAAATTTCATAGCTTCAAATGTTCGTCTTGAATTGGCAATCGTGTCCATACGATTAATAGCACCTGAGAACGATGTTTCAATCGCATTCATAAATCCACTAGTCATACGATACAAGGCACTATATCCAACACCTTGAACTAAGAAATGTCCTACACTACCTAATGGATTATTGGAAAAGTTACTTGCTAGATTGGTCATGGAACTACCAATCTTACTCATACTGTTTCCAAATTTTTGAATTCTTTGTGCTACGCTCGCAATGTTATTCAATTGCGACATGACTTGTTGATAATCTTCTAGTCTTAACTCAAGGTCTATCCTATCGCTTTCAAGTTGTGCAGACTTCCTTGTTAATTCATCCAGTTCCTTTTGGATTTTATCTGCATCGCCAAAATCGGCTTGTAAATCGAGTTTCTTTTTATTTAAAGCATCGATTTGCTTACTGATTTTTTTGTATTCGTTGTAAACATCCTGAAGCTCTCGCTTATCTTGCGTTAGAACTGCTTTTTGTCCTTGCAATAAAGATGATTGTTTCGTTAATTGAGATACCCAAGTATTTTTTACATCGTCTGATAAAATATCTGAATAACGTATCTGAGCCTTTTGGTTACGGATATTTGCTAAAGCACGATCAATTTCTTCAATCTGACCTTTAATTCTTTGAAAAGACTGTGCATCGGATTCCAAAGTAATCTTTCGATTGTTTAATTCCTTTAACTGAGAATCTAGTTTTGTGATATCAGACTTAACTTTTGTTAGATTCTTGGCTTGGAGGTCAACCTGTACTTTTTGTTTGTTTAGAGCTTTTATCTGTTGTTGAGCAGTTTTCGTATCTAATATCAGTTCTGCACCGACTCTAGGTTGAGACATTTTCTTCCTCCAATTCTTTTCTAGAATAGAATTTCACGGCATACCTATTGACCCTTGGTATTTTCTTTTTAGCCGTTCGGTTATAGCTCTCAATTTCTGAGTATGCTTTTTCTTGTGCCTCGTTTCGATATATTCCGTATGCAACTAATAATTCAGAAACACCCCAACGATCAAGAATATCATTGGGGCGAAGTTTCAATATTTTGGCAACATAATGAGCCATAAAAGAGTAGATATTCAAGTCTGCATCGTAGGTTTTTCGGTTATCGGTTTGATTACCACTCTCCTTTTCTGTTAATATCCAAAAACTGTTTCTGTTTCGTTGAAGATTTCAGGGTTGTTAACGATTGTTGCGTATAACGCATTTAACACAGAACCAGGTAGCATATGGTCTGCTAAAACATCATCGATATTCAGTAATGTTTTTACGAAATCATATATAGCTTGTTGACCTTGTTCTCCTGCCTGATTGTAAACATGAATCATTTCAATGTTTGCCTGCGCTTTCATGACTTCAATTTCATCTTCTAACTGTTTATTTGGTTGAGAAAGAGTAATCTGTCCATCATCATCCTTTGTATACTCTGCACCTACTTGTTTAAGCATTTCTTCAATCTGACTATTACGAGTATCTACAACATTTGTTAGAGCCGTGATAATCGGATAAATGCCTAAAGCCGATTCGACAAGCAACATATCTTTTCTAGGATTGATGTGAATATCTTCAAAATCGATAGTAAACATGATGTATTTACCTACTTTTTTAGCGTTTTTTGGGTACGCTTGAAGTTCTCCTTCTTCAAATCGAAACTTAATTTGGTAATCAACCTTTTTGACTTCCGTTTTATTTGCATCGCCTACGACTGCGAGATTGCCGTTATTTAAAACGGCATGAGGTGTATCATCCTCTCTCGCTTTTCCAAGACTTTTATTAATATCTAACCAATCATTGATTGTAAATTTGTCCATTATATTGCCTCCTTAGTTTGTATCGGTTTACAGGTATTCGCCTGCACGATTGTGTTTCATAACATGGAAGAAACTTCCATCCACATCACGTTGTACACTGACTGTGAATGAGAATTCGCTATCACTGTTATTGATTGTCTGTGGGAATGAAGTAATTAATACGTTTGGATATTCATGTACTTCAAATACACCATCAGATTGAACTTTTGAGTAAGACATTTGAACTCGTCTTTCGTTGATTCCGTTTTCTGTTGCTACGAATGATTCAACTTCAGAAGCACGAGGATAAGAGATAATCACTGTCTTACCTACTAATTCTTTATTGAAATATAGATATGAACCCTCGAAATCTACATTTGGATTTAGTTTTGAGTTCACAACTTGGAACTGTCTTTCATCCAAATTCATCAAATTAGGGTGTTCAATGCGAGTTAAGATCGCATCGTTTACATTGCAAGCATCGGCTAATGAAGCGTAAGTGAAACCACATTTTTCAATGTATGCATCAGCAAGTTGTACTTCTCCATATCCCTCATGGTCTGTAGAAGTGTTAACTGTCGCTTCAATTGTTGCGATGTAGTAACCTTCCGTTTTTTCTGTTCTCTGCATCAATGGGTTTAGCATAAGAACGTTTGGTGTCCATGTAGAAGCAGTAATTGTACGTTCTACAGTTGTTGTTGAAGTGTCGTATTTAGCTCCTAAACACATTTCCTCTAATGCATCGATTGTGTCATCTCCCTCGATACCAGTTAAGCATCCAAGTTTGATAACTTCGTTATTTGCTAAATCATCGATATCTTCAAAGAATGAGATTGAAGACATACCTACCATATATCCTGTTTCTTCTGCACTTGTTGAAGAAACTTCAACTTTTACACGGATACCCTGAGTAGTTGCAGTCCATCCCTCTCCCTCTGTTTCTTCAGGAGCTTTTGCCAAGTCAACAGTAATTGGTTGATAACCATCATGTTTAACAGATACAGTCTGTTTATAAACATCGGCATTTGTCATTGTACTGTCTTTGATATCTGCGATAGTTACGGCTAATTCATAATTTCCTGCGACTGGGAAGTCGATATACATGAACATAACACCTGCAGAAAATAAGATAGCGTTTGTTGATTTTGCGAATGTTGCACTAGCCGTATGTGTGTAGTTAGAATCTGAACCAGTATTGTTTGTGTTAATCATCAATGTGCCTGAGTTTTTACATCCAAATGATTCACAAACGTTAATCATGTCCTGAGGAACTGCCAAACGTGAATAAACTGGTGCAGTAGAACCTACATACTCAACGTAGTTTTTTGTATTGATTTTTACACAAGAATCAATATCACGGCTTAAGTTAAAGGTAACTTCTGCAGTCGTTTTATCTAGCTTGTTATAACCAACTTTGTTTGCTACGATTCGATTGATGTTACACTTTGACATTAGGCTTGTCCTCCTTTATTCTTTGCAATAACACGTGTCATGGCTTTTTCTGCTTTGTAACCACCATGTGCATTCAAAACGGACAACTTACGCTGGATAAAAGCGTTAACATCGGTTTTCTTAGTTGTTTTTTTGATAGCCATACTTTTCTCCTTTATTTGAATTTTTGTATAGCCCTTTCTACGAATGGGTCTCCACTCGTTGCTTTTGCCTTCTTTGCGAATACATCCTTACCATCTTCCACCCAATGCAGGGTGTTTTTTCTTTTAGGACGTACTTCTTTTCTTCCTTTCCAATACGCATTGGAATAATCAAATCCTGCCTTAGCTTTCAGTTGGTTTTGATCAATTCCAACGAAATACCTTGTATCGGATATCTTTTCTTTACACATACAACTTTTTAACGTTCCCTCTTTGCTATGGATTTCATTTCCCATAGTTTCTTTGAACTGTTCGGCTAGATCATCGAACTGTCCTTGAACTGCATCGATGCAAGCCTTAAGCAAATTAGTCTCGTTTGACAAAAGGGTGTATCTCCTCATTGTTGTACGTGTAATGGTAATCTAATAAGAATTGTCCTTCCTTTTCGTTGACTTCGTATTCTCGATTTAAAACGAATACCATAACTCTGCCACTAGGAAGTATCATTCTTTTTGTATATGAAATAGTGTTGGAAACTCGAATTCTTGTACCACAAACTGGACATCCAGTTTTTTTTCGTTCGCCTTTTTCGCCTAAAAACTTAACAATCATACAACCATCCCTAAAAATCTATAACTTCTTCCACAAAGGGAAATCGTTTCCAATTGTCTTTGGTATGCAATCAACAATGTTCGTTGGATATATTCTTCTATCGTATCAGGTTCAACTGGTGCTTTATTTTCTGTTTCATCTTCGCAAGTATCACAGTTACAATCACATTGGTTGTATGCAATGAGATGTTGCAGGTAATCACAGAACACTGGAACAAGACACTGAGGTAAAAGTTCATATCCTGCCGTGTAACGAACAATGATTTTATGCAGTTTCTTACAACTACAAATATCGTTGATACCATAAGGCGATAAGTCGATATATAGCTTATTTTCGTACGCATTGAACGAGAAATCCTCGTCTGCAAGCTCTATCTCTTCAAAATGGATTCCATCTCGTGTTTGTAAAATAATTTGGATTGTTTCAGATTTGATTTCTTTATAGTAAAGATTGGTAATCATCAATCCACCATCGCAATGACAAGAACGGATGAAATCCACATCGAAGACCTCCTCTCTATCACTAGAGAGGAAAGTCTCGCATGAACTGTTTTTCCAACACGTTATAGAACTGATTAAATCGACCAATTGCATGACATTCTTTTTAAAAGAATCATCGTTTTTATCAGATTGTCGGATGCAATCGCAACTTGTTTGTAGTTGTTCGTAGATTGTTTCAAACATTATTCAGTTGCAATGTTAATTGGAACGATTGTCTGAGGTTTAATCAGAGCATCCAAACCATCCAAAGTAGCACCCATACAATTTGCACTTAATGGAATGTCTGTGATAACGGCTAATCGGTTAGGGTTTGTTCCAAATACTGCACCAAAGTTGTAGTAGAAAGTACATTCAGTAGCACATCCATCAGATGGTGTATCAGTTGTAGAGATTGTTCTACGGATGAAATCTTCTCCTGGTGATAATGTTGTACCCGTGATTCCACCAACACTTCTTCCGTCTAACATCCATACATCACCAGTTCCCTTAGCTACATCTACTGGAACTGTCTTATCTTCAATGAATCGATAACCCATAAAACGAACGTTTCCATTTGCATCTTTCGTCCAGTTTGCAGGAAGTTCGCCATTGAATTTACCTGGAACGATAACTTTTTTAATAGCCATATATGTTAATGGATGTACTGCGAAAATGATTTCTCCAGTATTTGCACCACTCATTACGGCTAAACGACAACCTAGTGAATCAAAAGCCGCCAAGATATTCTGTCCTAAGATTTTGATAACTGTTTTATCTTCTACAACTTCCAACAATCCGTGGAATGGTTTTAATACAGAAGTACCAGTTGCAGAAGTACCATTGATAATGTTGTAAGAAGTGAAGTAAACCATGCTTAAACGTGCCATACGATCACGAGCTTGTCTTACTGTTTCACCCTGACGAGCAAAATAACCAGTTAAATCATTTGATCCAAAACGTTTTTTGCTCCATACAAAGTTTTCTAAGATTTTGTCGCAATCTTTCAAACACAATAGCTTTAATGGAACTTCTGAACCACATTTAGCTAAATCAAGTGGTGTCCAACAACATTCATTTTGAGTATCTTCAGGCAATGTAGTTCCAACTTCCCAAGGAAGCACGATATTTAATTCACCTGAAGAATCACGATGAATCTGTGCAGACCCATTGTTAAATGCAGTCTGAATCTGACGGCTACGAGATGTACTCAATAACCACTGAACCAATGGGAAATTATTTTGGAAATCGTTTGCTAACTGATTCTGTGAAAAATCAGGTGCCATACCGATTTCTCCAATATTGCTAAGTTTAGCGAAATCGACAATATCAACTGAATTGTTTTCTAAAACACTTGTTGCGAATGTAGGCATTATTTATCTCCTTTCTTAGGTTCAAGACTTCCTAAAAATCCAAATTCAGGATTTACAGTTGGTTCTTCCTTTTTAGAAGTTTCTGTTCCGTTCATTAATTTTTCTAAACGACTTAGAACATCTTCAACCTGTGAATTTAATTTCTCCTCTTTTTCTGCCTCTTTTTTATCGTCTACTTTTGCTTCTTTTGCTTGTAATTCTGCAATCTTTTCTTTCAATTCCTTGTTTTCGTTTTCCAAAGTCTCGAATTTCTCCATGAAACTTTCAAGAATTGTTAACTGATCGCTAGATAATTCGATTTTTTCTTCCGTAACTTCTTTTTCTTCAGGTTTTTCAGTATTCAAATCTTCTTTTGGTTGAGTATCTTCTTTTTTACCTGATAACAAATCTTTTAAATTCATTTCATCTTCTCCTTCTATGGTTAGATTTACGTTTGTACTGTCGACATTGGCAGGATTTCCGACAACGGAGAATCCTTGAATATCGATTTCTTGTATGCAAGGAAAGCCAAGTGCAAATGACTTTCTCCAATCCATCCTTGTTGCCATTTCAACACTGACGGACAATGGGATTTCCTGATTTTTTAAATCTTGTACGATATGCAGTGAATCATTTAAATGAGCACGTACATTCAACGCTTGTCTTCCGTCTTCCAAATCCACGATTTCTAGGTCTTGTTTTGTCCAAGTTCCTAGATTTAATGGCAAAGAGAATAAGTGAATATGTGCCAAAGAGATATATCCTACATAATCATCAGGGAGATTGTTATAAAACTTCTGTATCGCCCCTTTTTCGATAAATAGACGGACATCTTCGCCACCCTCATACATAATTGCCCCCTCGTTTAACAATCGTGTTGGCTTGTCCTCTAGGAACGCAGAATTTGTAACGGATAACATCACGTTCTTTTCATTTAAAGATTCCAAATTGATGGATTCATCGATGTTCTGCTTTGCTTTTTTACGAACATCCAAACTTTTTTGAATATTTTTTACGATAGTTGGTACTGGCATTACTCGATTACCTCCAACGGATTGTAGGCAAGTTTCTTAACTCGCCCTCCACACTGCTTACATAATTCAACTTTGTATGGAATATTATTTGCCTTAAGCGAATCTTCCATCGCTTTTGAATAAGGCTTTTTAAACACGCAACCTCGAATTGATTTTTGGAACAATTCGTCTTCAGGAAGCTCATATTCCACACCTGGATCAAGGACAATATAGGAATATTTTGTAATTCCTTTTTCACGATAGACTACATCCACTTGAGTACGTTCTTTGATTGCATCGTGAAGTTTAAACGTTGCTATCTTTTTTGCTTGTGCCACGTTTTGCCTTCTTCTCTACTGGTTTTAATTTGTACTCTTTGTTTTGTCCTCTTAGATATGCAAGTCTTTCTTTTTCAGTGGTAAACCACTTAACTTCTTTTTGTTTGTCCATCTCTAACAAAGCTCTAAATCTTTGCAATCATAATCAGTAGTGGATGTTGTCTGTGTAGCCAATCGTTCAACCTGCTTAACGTTTTCAAACAAAATCGTGCGAGCCATAACGTCCGTAGCCAATGGAGTTGGTTTTGCCATGTTCGTTTTGTCATAATACGTGAAACCAATAGCATCTCCTTGTCCATTCAAATAAGATTGGTACATTGCCCAAAAGTTTTGAGCTTGCTCATCTTCCAATGTAATAACTTCAGAAGTTGTGGAAACAGTATTTTCCTGTGCTGAAACTTCAGGTTTTAAAGTGATTTTCACATCGAATGTTCTTTTGTTAGTTGCCATGTTTTCTCCTTTCAATCAACAAAAAAAGGCAATATATTGAGCCTTTATCTATGCAATAAACGTAAAAAACGTTAATGCCTAAATACTCTTAGCCCTCTATATTGCCTCTTTATATTCAGTTTTTAATTGGATATTAGAAATCCAAAGAATCTCCCGTTGGCTCTGTTTGCCCCTTTTGAGCCGTTAGGATTACATTTACTATCTTAGCCAGTGCTTCATGGCTTAAGCTACTCTTGAAACTGTTGATAAATTCTTGGTCTGAAATTGTTTTCTTGCCCATGTATTTCAAACCAGTTTTTGAATTCTCTACAATTTCAACAACGATGTTGTTCGTATAAACTCGTCCAGTAGACTGTTCTTTGATAGCTCGATAGTCTGTAACAACTTCATAAATCGTTGTTTTTTCGTCTTTTTTAATTTTGCGATAGCGATTTAAGAAATAGTTATCAGGATTGATTGCAACTGCATGACACTGTGTTCTTGCATAACACAATCCACCCTCTCTTGTTACTCGATTTCCAAAGTCAACTTTACCTTCGAGAATTTCTTCAGCTCTCTCTTTGTTATTGACCTTGACTGCATCGGCAAATGTATAAACATCTCTTCCGTTTACATTGGAAATTGGTTTTACATCGGCTTCCTGCATGATGCTTTCTAAAATACTCATGTTTTTGCCTCCTAAGAAATTTTTATAATATGGTCTGTCAATGTCTTTAAGGATTCCATGATCTGATTCTGAATATCGGTTGGAATCACGTTACCTTCTTCCACTGAGGATTGGTAAGCCTGAATCAAAGAATTGACTGCCAATGAATATTTATATGATTCACTTGATCTATCCACGTTGTATCTAGCTTCATATTTATCGAAGTAGACTTTAGGAAGTCCAAGTTTCTCGGATAACAACGGAGAAAACTGTGTTGCGATTCCCTCTCTCGTTGGAATGATGATATTTACCATTGCATTGTCAATAATCTTTTCCATCGAAACGTTTCCTGAAACATCTCCAAGTCCAATCAATTCAGGTGTCATTCCGATACACTGTGCAAGGATTGAACCCTCTTTCATTTGAAGATATTCTAGGAACTCCGTTGCCTTGGTTACACGTGGAATGTGATCGAATTTGTTCTCGAAATAAGAACTTCCCAAGATAACGTTGTCTGAACTTGAGTTTTTGATTTCCTGAGCTAGTTTTTTGACTTCTTCTCTCGCTCTCTCAGCTCGTAAGTCTTTCGTAGCATTAGATTGATCTAATATCTCGTTAGCCGATACATCGATATCTCCACCATTCAGGAAGTTATCTTTCATCCAAAAGATCAAACGACCAGGACCATCGTAAACGATATCGTAATTCAATCGTTGGTAAACATTTCCAATCAATTCTAAACGTTGTTTATCTTGTCGCAACTTACTGATTCCGTTCTCTGTTGTTGTATCGGTTCTTAGATTGATGAAATCTTCAGGAAGTACAACCATATAGTCTTTGTTCTTAGATAAGATTCGCCCTGAATTTCTGAACTCATCTCTATCTAACTCGATTGGTTTGTTACCTAAAGAAATCGGTTCATCCTCATCGATGGAAATAGCATACGCAACAGTTCTGTTGAAGCCTAAATACTCGGTATCTTTTTTCACGATGCTTGTATATCGTTTGGCTGGTACTGGAATAATTCCGTTTTCTTCATCCAGCCATCGAATACCACTCTTTCCATACAAGAGCATATCTCGAATGGAATCCCTAAGAACGGAATAATTGGTAACCCCTTTTGCATTTCGCTTATAAAGAAAAGGATTCAAAACGTTGTTGTCTAACTCTTCATTTCCTGTTGTCAATTTGTTTGTGAACATGAAGTTCAGGTAATTATCGATAACATAAGGAAGAGTTGGCAAGTTATTTATCATCCATTCGATTTCTTCAGACTCATTTTTATGTTTAACAAGTTTGAATCCGTTTTTGCAAACAGTGTTACACTCTAACAACTGATCTAATATTAACTCGGCTTGCGACCAATCGTTTTCGTTGTATCTTGGTTTTAAGGTTGAAGGACTTTTAGGAGAAGTCGATAATTTTTGTCTTTTTTTATAAATTCGTTTGTTCGACATTTATTTCCTCCTACTCGTTTTGTGTATAAACATAAATTCCTCCATTCATATTATACAACATAATTGAATGAACGGATAAAACGCAACAATCCAATTCATCAGGCGACTTTCCAATCTTGGATTTGATCTCGTCTTTAGGAATAATGGCGATTTTTCCACCTGATTTGACCGTGGATTTGGTATATTGCATCTGATTTTTCAGGATATTGGCAACTTTTGTTGTCATTGTCAATTTTCCGTTGTCCATGAGTTGTTGCATATCCAAATACATCTCGGCACGCATATTCGCTCCGTATTTTGCTGAATAATGGTTGTTTTCCTTGCGCTTTTTCGTTGTTCCTGCTCCAAAGTTGATACCGACAACGTTGAAATCCGATGCATATTTGGCTAAACCCTCGACAATATAGACACCCCAACCGATATCGACACAGATAACCTTGGCTTTTGTCCGTCTTTGTATTCTTAAAATGGCTTTAATAATCTTGTCTGAGGTCTTTCCATCCACCCATTTTCCTTTATCGATGGTAATAATGTCCAAAATACGGACATTTTTGTATAAATCCATGCAGGCAAGGCATACATCGATGTTGTCTTTTCCTTTGTAGGCACTGTCGACACCCAAAAAGTACGTAAATCCATCTTGTAAAGGGGAATCGTCCAAACGAATATTTGAAAACATGGATTCATCGCTATAATTTTCCAGTTCGCATAGGAAATAGCGTTGACACGTGCTCTGTACCTTGAAGAAATCCGACTGTACGACTTGTTGTGTATTTCGTATTCGTCCTTCTTCGAGGGCAGTACGAACATCCATCCAAATAATCAATGTATCTTCAGGAGGATTTTCTTCTGTTAGCTTGTCGTAGAACATTCCCTCGTGGTGAGGGTTGGAAATTTCAATTAAAAGGTCTTTTTCTCCGTCTACATTGGAGAATTCTCTTCGACCTATCTCGACATATGCTTCGTTTGGAACAAGTCCTGCTTCGTCTAGCATATAATCGCCACCTCGACCGATAGCCTGATTGGACTTCTTGGCATCGCTTGAACTTGCACCTAAGGTAATGGATTCGATTGAGCCTCCCCCTTTAAAGGATAGTTTTTCTTTGGAAACCGAGGTCTGCAGTTTTTCGATCTTGTCCTGATTGTCGACAAGTAATTTACTTTTGATATCCTGATGTGCATTTTGAATGTGCTTTGTAACATGACCCATGATGATGCGAGTCGTTGCTTCTGTTCCGGCAGCGACCTGCAAAGTATGTCCGTTCGCACCGATATAAATAGCAATTTGCCCCATCAAATACGATTTCCCATATTGTGAAGTGGTAACGACAACGATTTGATTGTATTTATGTGTTTCGTAGTGCTCGATAACAGCTCCAAATATAACGGCTTGTGTAAAGTACAGATTTGTTTCAAAACACGTTGTAGCTTCGATAGCCCCTTTCATGGCTAATCGTTTGGCTTCGGACATTTCGATGTTGATGCGCTTGTAATGTTTAGGAATGTACCCTCTTGTCCATTTCTCTAGGTTCTCTTTGGGTTCTGCACTCTCGCACAGTTTGACAACCTTTTCCTGAATTGAATTCAAATAAACTATTCCTCTACGTTTTCAGACGATACTTCCTTGACTTCGACATCGATAGGTTCGCCCAAGACCTGACGGATTCTACGTTCGACAATCGCTCTTTCATCCTCGATTGTTAGGTTCTGATTGATGTTAATATTTTTGTTCACGTAGACACCTTCCATCTTATTAGCAATATCTAAAGCCTTTAATCGGTCTTTCGTTTCGGCATCAGGCTCGATATCCCCCATAATCACTCCAGTCAAATACATGAGCTTTTCTTCGTAGGACAACTGTTTTGCCTTTAATCTGTGATGATTACGCTTGGAAATACGATTTTTTACATCTGAATCGTTTAAAACTTTCCATCCGTACAGATAATTGGCACTATCGGTTGCCTGAGGTCTATATTTTTTAACAATTTGTTGCATATCTTTGACTGTTCCATCTGGACATGTTTCCATAAATTCCATAAAGATACGATCTTTAAGGTTCATCTCCTGAATTTGTGAGTATGTCTTGGTCTTGTCTTTACGTGCTTTGTTCTTTTGTCTTGTCTTTTTCTGTACTAATTCACCCATTCAAATTACACCTCTTACTACATATAAAATTTTAACATTGAATTTTGAAAACGGACTTTCCACAAAAATCATGTGTATTTTTTTCGAGTTCGTTTTTTCGTGTTTGGAAAAGATTTTTCAAGAAAAGGGGGTGTATTTTCTTAAATCTGTGCATTTAAACCTCATTTTTGTGAAAAATTCTCAAATATCTGTCTTAAAACGTTTATTTTTGCAATTTTAATTTAGTCATTTTATTGTTTAATTTGGTCATTTTAAGAAATTTGACTAAATTGAAGTAGTTAGTTTAAGCTAATCGAGTTTGAAAAAATATGTGGCTCTTAAGGGGGGTATCTATATATATCGACCCCTCTTCAATTCTGTTGCGTTTTTCAAATAATATGTGAATATCATATGATTAATCCATATCGCTAAAACGTGCATAAACGTACGCTAAGAGCAAACAACTAAAAGGATATAAAAGGACTAAGAAGAAAGTAAAGAGCCTTAGAATGCATTTAAACAAGCTTATATAAAACGGTTCTGCTTTATGCCATTCATTCAAGACATGAAAAAAGAG